GACCGAAGTCCGGGGGCTGACCCCGGGTTCTCCCTATACCGCCTAGCATCGCAAGGTGCTAGGCTTGTCCGCCCTTCGGGGCTTTGAGCTTGACGGACTTTGTCCCTCAAGCGATTTCCGTTTGTCTAGGAGCGCAAGTGAAACAACATGTCATGGTAGATATCGAGACCCTTGGTACACGTCCGGGGGACATCATCCTGTCTATTGGCGCTGTGAAATTCAGCGTTGAAGAGGGGATCAAGGGCGAGTTCTATGTCACGATCAACACGGAGTCGTGTAAGGCGGCAGGCCTACGCGCACAGAAGAGCACCCTTGAGTGGTGGAGCAAGCAGTCTGATGCAGCGAGAGAGGCCGCGTTCAAAGGAGAGTTCCCGCTTGAGGTTGCTCTGATCAAGCTCGCGGTATGGATGCCCCCGCTGGAGGACGTAGTTGTGTGGGGCAACGGTGCCAACTTCGACAACGCACTGCTGGCCGCTGCGTACCGGGCTATCAAGCACGATACCCCTTGGCATTTCTGGAATGACAGGTGCTATCGGACTATGTCCACTATGTTCCTCAAAGACCGCATCGAGCGTATAGGTACCGGACACGTCGCGCTTGATGATGCCAAGACTCAGGCAGTGCGGCTGATTCACATGGCGAAGAAGAGCAAGATCACTCTGGAGTGACGATGCAGATCATTGACGACAAAGCCCTATTGCTGAAGCTCCGCAATCCACAGCGGGTGCTGAACACCATTCCGAAAAGCAAGTTGCTCGACGATGGTCATGTGCTTGTCCACTGGGGGCTGGATGAGGCGCGGGTGCTGAAGAACATCGGCATCAAAGGGGTGCCGTCTCCCATCGAGGGGCGCTACAAATGGCCGGGGCTTTACAAACCCTTCGACCACCAGCGGACGACAGCATCGTTCATGACGCTCCACAAGCGAGCCTTCTGCTTCAACGACCCGGGGTGTGTAGATGCGGACACCGAATACCTATCCCCTACGGGATGGGTGAAAATCAGTGAATATCAAGGAGGTAAAGTTGCGCAATACAAACTAGATGGCTCCATAGAGTTTGTAGAGCCTACGGCGTACATCAAAAAACCCTGCACTGAAATGATCCACTTCAAAACTAAGTATGGAGTGGACCAACTGTTATCACCCGAACATCGGATGATAATCCACAGTTCTGCGAACTACGGTAAATCAAGTGTTATGGAAGCCAGCGATGTGTTCCAAAGACACGAGGAGTTTCATGCGGGTATTCGCAGGCCAAACCCAAGAAAAGCAGGATCTGACACAGTCGGTTTTTCACATTCTGCAATCCCTTCCGGGTTTTATTGGTCAGGGGGGAACGGATTGGGACTCACTGAAGCACAACTACGTCTTCAGATAGCGGTGATTGCTGATGGGCATTTTGGTAGTAAAACCAACCGATGCGTCGTTAGGGTGAAGCGCGAACGGAAAATAGAACGCCTACGTCAACTTTTACTGGCAGCAAGCGTAGCTTACGCAGAACGTGTGGACACGTCAAAGACCGGCGCGGGTTTCCATGTGTTTTCGTTTGATGCCCCTCTGCGCTTGAAAAAGTTCGATAGTAGGTTCTGGGAAGCTAACCAAGACGACCTAGCTATCATCCGCGATGAAGTATTCCACTGGGACGGAAGCAGCAGAGGTGACAACAAAGGCAGTCAGTTCTTCTCTACCGAAAAAGAGTCTGCTGATTTCGTGCAGTTTGCATTTGCAAGCTCTGGTATCGTGGCTCGCATAACTGCGGATATTCGTGAAGGTAGAGTACCGTGCTATGTTGTCACTGTACGGAAAACAGACAACCGTTTCTTAGTCATAAAGAGCGAGCACAATAGAACGGCAGAAGTCGTACCTAGCACTGACGGCTTCAAGTATTGCTTTAGCGTCCCCAGCACTTTCCTGCTATTTAGGCGTAACGGCTGTGTTTTTGCGTCCGGGAACACAGGTAAGACAGCCGCTTTCGCATGGGCTGCGGACTACCTGATGAACAAAGGCTACATCAAGAGAGCCCTCGTCATCTGCCCTCTGTCAATCATGTCCTCAGCATGGCAGGCGGATCTGTTCAAGGTGGTCATGCACCGACGCGTCGATGTAGCCTACGGCGACCGGCGCAAGCGGGCCAAGGTCATTCAGTCCGATGCCGAGTTCGTCATCATCAACTTCGACGGCGTGCAGACGGTGCTGGAGGAGCTGAAGGCCGGTGGCTTCGACCTTGTCATCATCGACGAGGCGAACGCTGTGAAGACCGCGGCGACCAACCGATGGAAGGCGCTCAACGAACTGATCACTCCCGACACATGGCTATGGATGGCAACTGGCACCCCTGCGTCCCAAGCACCGACCGACGCCTATGGCCTTGCCAAGATGCTGAACCCGGACTCGGTGCCAAGATACTTCTACGCTTTCCGTGACATGGTGATGTGGAAGGTCACGCAGTTCAAATGGAAGCAGAAGAACAACGCCGCCGAAATTGTCAACCGGGTACTCCAACCCGCCATCCGCTTCACCAAGGAAGAGTGCCTTGATCTACCAGAGCTTCTATACACCACACGGGAGGTAGAACTGACGCCACAACAACTCAAGTACTACAAGCTCCTGAAAGATCAGTTCATCATGTCAGCGGGCACCGAGACGGTGACGTCGGTCAATGCGGCTACCAATCTCAACAAGCTCCTGCAAGTCTCATCCGGTGCGGTGTACTCCGACGACGGCAACACCGTCGAGTTCGACATCACTAACCGATACAACGTTTTGCTGGAAGCCATCGAGGAGAGCACCCACAAGGTGCTGGTCTTCGTCCCGTACCGGCATGCCATCACGGTGTTGAACGAACGGCTCAAGAAGGACAAGATCGCTGTCGAGGTCATCGACGGCAGTGTGCCGGTGGCGCAGCGCACGAGGATCTTCGCTGCGTTCCAGACCGAGCCTGAGCCGAGGGTGCTGCTCATCCAGCCTGCGGCGGCTTCGCACGGCGTGACCCTGCACGCTGCCAACACGGTGGTGTGGTGGGGCCCTGTGACGTCAAACGAGATCTACCATCAGGCCAACGCCCGCGTGCACCGTGCGGGCCAGAAGAACCCCTGTCTCGTGGTCAGGCTGTGCGGCAGCGGCGTGGAGCGCAAGCTGTACGACTCGCTCGACGGCAAGACCGAGGACATGGAGTCCCTGCTCAACTTATATCGCGAGGAGGTGCTTGACACAGTCAAAGTTCAACCGTAGACTTTCGATCCCAGCCACAGGAGGCCGCATGGAACAGGACATCGAGGCACCTCAGGTGCCCACTGAGAAGCTCGTCAAGACGTACATCAAGATGCGCGATGCGCGTGCAGCGCTCGCCAAGAAGTACGAGGATGACGACAAAGTCATCAAGGATCAGATGGAACTGATTGAACACGCCCTCATGGACGTGTGCAAGAAAGCGGGTGCAGATAGCATCCGCACCGGAGCAGGCACCGTGATTCGCGGTGTCAAGACGTCGTACTGGACTTCCGACTGGGAGTCTATGCACAACTTCATCAAGGAGAACCAATCGCTTGATCTACTAGAAAGACGCATTGCTCAACGGGCCATGAAAGATTGGCTCGAAGCGAACCCCGACAAGATGCCCAAGGGACTCAACACTGAGTCGAAGTACACCGTGACCGTAAGGAGGTCCTAACATGTCTGAACTCACTCTCTTCCAAACCGGCAACCAACTGCCAGCACATCTGCGCCGCAGCACTGCAGATCTCAGCCCGCTGACCAAGTCGCTCATGGGCGGCGGCAACTCGAAGCGCATCAGCATCGAGAACAACGTCTGGCACATGCTTGTCGGCGGCAAGGAAGTCGCCGTCAACGAAGACCGGGCGATGAACGTCATCGTCATTCGCAGTGCAGATGCGAATCGCCGCACGTTCTACGGCACCACCTACGAGAAGGGTGTCAAGGGCCGTCCGCAGTGCTGGTCTGAAGATGGTGCCAAGCCGCACGCGTCGGTGAAGACCCCGCAGAATCGCACCTGTGCAGGGTGCCCGCAAGACATCAAGGGCTCCGGGACCAACGAGTCGAAGGCGTGCCGGTACAGCCGCCCCGTGGCGCTGCTTCTGGAAAACGACATGCAGGGTGACATCTACGCGCTGAACATCAACGCGTCGAGCCTCTTCGGCCAGGGCGAAGGGCGCAAGATGGGCCTTCAGCAGTACGCTCGGTTCCTTGGCGGACACGGGGTCGAGATCAACGCTGTCGTGACCGAGATGCGCTTCGATGCCACGGCGAACATGAAGCTGGTGTTCAGCGCGGTGCGTCCGCTGACTGAAGAGGAGTACCGGATCGCGGTGGATCGTCAGAACGATCCTGAGGCGGTCAACGCGGTGACCGTGAGCATCGCTGACATGGACAACGTGCCTGCGGCACCTGAGCCTGCTCCTGCGCCTGCGCCTGCGCCCGCTCCTGTGGCTGCGCCCGCTCCTGCGGCCAAGACGTTCACCCCTGCGCCTGCGGCCAAGCCCGCTACGTTCAAGGTCACCAAGGA